TTTTAAGCTCCAACCACCGCGCCGCTTCTTTCTTTGAGTCAAACCGGAGCCCGTCTACTACCGTTTTCTGGGCCCCGTACTTATTCCTAGAACTCCAACGCATCCAACCCCTTCGCCTCTTCAACTAGCTGGTCGAGCATCTCAAGGTAGAGCGTCTCGAAATTTCCCGCGATGCGTGCGTTCCCTCTGTTGAGCTGCACAAAGCGCCCTGCGCGAAGCTTTTCGCTCACGTGCTTTGCTCCGAGCTTTTCGATGCACCACTCAACCTTGAGCCGATACTTCCCCCCGTCCTTAACGGTGTAGGCGAGGGGGTACCAACCGATCCCCGTTGTTTCAGCGACCGGTACCACGCCCCGCTTTGCCATCTCAGCGACGCGTGCCCGAAACTCCTTTCGCGCGTCCTCGGCACTCACTCCGTTGTAGGCAAGGTGCTTCGTAACGGCTGGCTTGCCTGGGTCTCGCGCAAGCTTCACGCGGAGCTGGCCGCCTGAGATATAGCCAAACAGCGCAATTTTCTTGCCGGCCTGTATCACGCTACTTGCGGCCTCGTAGACCTCTTGAAACACACGGCAGGGGAGAACCGCCCCGTCGTCGCTTTCGAGCATAAAGTCTAGGTACCAGCCATTCTTTGACTCACGCCTACGGTCAGGATTGAAGGGAGGCAAGATAGTCCCGTGGTACTCTTTCGCTTGGTAGTTGTTCATGTTGTCCCCTGTGTTAAAAATGCGGCGCTGTGCCTATCGCCCGCGCCGCAAGGCGATGAACTACGGTCTAGGCACTAACAGGAGCGACATCATCAGGGACACTTGCTGCCATAAGCGCATCGAGGGCAACGCGATCCGTGGCTGCAAGCTCGCGGGTAAGCGCTTTCTGCACCCACTCGCGCTCATTCAGCACTAGATCGCCGGCTCGCTCGCCTTGCTTAGAGCAGCGGGTCTCGAGAAGGTGCGCGCTGAGCGTGTCTAAGTCGCCCGCAGCGGCAGCACTCTTGAGGAGCTCGAGGACGGAAGGCCTCTTCTCCTCTACGGCGCCGCCCGCAAGCCACGCACCTATCTCGGAACCCACTTTGAAATCAGGTTTCAGGATCACACGATCCGCAAACTGGGGAAGGCGGCTCTTCTCAACCACCAGCCGGTGCTCAAGGTCCATGGAGCCCATCCAGTCGAACTCGTACTCACCGCCCTGACGGAATACAGGAGCAAGGCCGACCTTCTTCGGCACGCTTCGAGTCTTACCGTCTGCGCCCGTGACCTCTTCCATCACATAGTCGGTCTTAGACCGCATGGTGGCGATGATATGAAGAGGGGCCTTCACTATCGCCTCAACCAGCTGTTTGTAGATCGGCGTTACGTTCTTCCATGCCGTAAAGCTATTGCCACGCTGGCGAGCTTGTACGTTATCCACCTCCTCGAGGAGGTACTCCCAAGCGTGGGAGAGCGAATCGATAACAAGCACGGAGTAGCCAGCCTTGCCAGCCGCCTCTATAACCTCGATGTAGCTTTTGACCGCCTTGCTCGGAAGGTCCACATGGTCAAAGGCGAAGTTGTCAGCGTAGAGCGCCGCAGAGCTCTCCTCTGTATCGGCAAAAGCGATCGTGCCGCCTTGACCCGCTAAGCCCTTCGCAATCTCCAAAGCCGTCCATGTTTTGCCGCTTCCCGATGGTCCCGCGATGCAGCCCTTAAATTTACGTTGTATGCGTTGTGCGCGTTTGAATTGAATAGCCATTTTATATCCCTCCGTTGTGCTGATTAAAGCGCTGGCCCAAGCTCGCGGCTCTGCATGACGATGTCGTGCATGAGCTCGGTCTCAATGTCTGAGGCGCGAACGGAGATGATACGGGAGGCCATCATGTAGCCCCGTGACGTACCAAGGATGAAAGCGTGTTCCGTGTCGTCGTTGACGAACGCGTCGGCTTTCTCGTGGGTATGTATTGCTAGGTTGCGCAGGCGCTCGGCGAGCTCCCGCAAAAGGGTTATTTCATTCATGTCATTCTCGCTGTTTTTAGTCCGTATCTAGTCGCTAGTCAGGCTTTCGATACGTATCGTTTACTTCTTGTCACTGACGGTAGTCATTCGTCGGTGCTAGTACGATGAGGACTGTATCGTAAGAGATGCGTTTACGGTAGACTCTTTTTTATGTCGGACAAAAAAAAACAGGATAAGCCCAAAACCTCGTTATACGAGGCGATTCGTGAGGAGCTCGGGCTCGAGAAGTATCAACTAGCGCACATGCTAGGTCACCCGCGCCAATGGTACACGCGAAAGAAGAGCCCAACCTGTCAAATGACCGTTATCGATCTGTGGAGCCTCTACAACGTTTCTGAGATGACGCCGGAGGAGTTTGTCAGAGCTATAGCAAAGGCAAACGGGAAGCGCTGATCACTTCTTTAGCTTGATGGTGAGAATGTCGTAGGCCTTGACCGTGCCGACATCATCGTCGCATGCCAGCTGCACGTAGCGCGCAAACGATCCGGTTTTTCCGGAGAGTTTCAGGATTACGTATCCGCTCATCTCGCAGTAGTAAAAATTGGAGTTTGAAGGGGGTGGAATCTCAAAAGGTGTAATTGTACTCATCCAGCCGCCCTTAGCCTTCTTCAGTATCGAGGTAGCGCTCTTGCCGTCAATTAGTCGAAAATTGATTGTTACAGATGAGCCCGATTGGGTTATACTCACCGGCGTTGTCCATGCGTCGTTTGACTGGACACCCTTAAGGCTGATGGCCGTCTCTTTGGCAGTACCTTTCATTTTGATGCGCTTGACTGGCGCAGCGAAGGCGAGGGAGGGCAAGAGGAGAAGGGCGCACAGAATTGTTACAGCTCGTTTGTTCATGTCTCCATGATTACGGGCTGTGGGGGTCAAAAGTCAAATAGAGAAAAAATGCCGCGGTGAACGAGACCGACATGAACCGGAAAACACCGCGGCACTAAAGATAAGGAACTCGCATCATAGCGTGAACTATGACCACAAATCCCCGAGGGAACCCATCACGGTTGACTAGACCGCTGTCGAGTAAACTCGACGAGCCCCCTCACTCTTATACCCACAAACTACCAGTAGATCCCGAATCAGTCACTAGAAATTTACCTAGTGATTCAGGGGAGTTACAATCAGCGTTCCAAACGGTCGATATTCCATGGGTGGAACACTGTTACAAAGCCAGATTCAACCTAGAATATCAGTCACTTGGCCGCGAGCATCGCTACATTACGAGAACTAGAAGAAAATCGGCTCTTATTTGTAAGCTTTCGGACATACTGAAGCTTCTCTACTTAGCGAGAACTCGTAAAATTTCGGCCCTTAGATCGCGTCTTGCGCTGTTGGAAATATCCCACAGGAGGCGCTGCGCGGGGACCGTCGGCAGCTTCTCGATGCGTGAATTTCGCGCGCTTGTCGGCACTACGAGAATCACCGATCAAGAGGTGAGGGCGCTCCTCCTAAACCCAAAGATCCCCGTACACGAAGAGGCGCTCGAGAGCATGGCGCAGACCCTCGGACAAGACCGCCTAGATCGCCCCGTGTGGCTTCCTCGTCGCCTTGTTCGACACCTCGCCGCCCACGGCTCACGGCTTGAGATAGCAGCCGCCTTGACCCTTGCAGCGCGCCGCATGGTGAACCGTTTCGGGCGTGCTCGAGTATCGGCTCGCATGGTGGCGGAGCTGGTAGGGGCAAACGAGAAACACGTACGAACCGCGCTTCAGTCGCTCGCTTCCAAACGCCTTATCATAAAAAACAAGCAGGCCGAGCGGTGGTCGGTTAATCGTTGGGGCTCCCTCTACGACTTCCCCGAGGACCTCTCTATCGACCCCTTCAACGAACAAAAGCCCCTACGAGCTCCCCCTAAGCGGCGCACCCCAAGGGGCTTCTCCCCCCGTAGTTACGGCGCTGTCCTTCTTCTCTTAACGCAAAAAGGGGCCAATCTTATAAACAGAGACCCTAGCTCTTTGCTAGAGCAGCAGGAAAGCTTAGGCAAACCCCTCCAAATGGCGCCGCCCAACCCCGAATTTCAGGCAGTGCGCGGGCGGCTAGGCTTGCTGGCTGGCAATTTTAGGTTTGAGAGGGAGGAAGCGCAGGCTCCCGACCCATTCGCCTACCACCGAATCCGTTCTCAGTACCCGCCCCACATTCCACGCCAAGCCCCATGGAGGAAAGCCGCATGAAGAGCCAGAAGAACTATCTCGATGACCAGACCCTCCACGGGATTATGAGCGAGCAAACGAACCTACAGCCTGAGCGCCGCTTGCTATGGGCTATGCTTAAGCGCTGGATCTTGGATTACACAGGCGCTTGCTCAAGGACGAATCGAGAAGCCTACCCCCTCGATGCCCGCTTCGACGCCGTAGAGTGGGCATGGAGCGATAACATTGATCCCTTTAGTTACCTATGGGTTTGTGACGTCCTCGGCCTCGACGCCGGATGGCTGCGCCGCAGCGCGGACAAAACCGCCACTCGAGCGGAGCTTTTGGGCCCTCTTCTTGGCAGAATTGGCAGCCTTGAGATTTAAAGAGATCAGGGACGGAGGCGTCGGATACGTGGTACTCCCGTTCAACGACCCACTGGTTCTTAACAAGGAGCTCGTGAACCACGTCGCCTTTTTCAGATACCCAGACCCGCTGCATGTCCCCGTTAATTTTAAGCCATAGCTTTTGGCGCCCTCGCTTGCTTGTCGCAAGGGTGGGGAACTCAAAGATCTCTGTGCTGTATCGGGTTTGCGTCATGTTTAAGGTGCTGGCAGATCTTTCGGATCGTGCCCTCTTTCCACCCGTTTTTACCATGCTTGGTGGGGATTTCCAGCCGATTTAAGATGCGGCAGATACCCCACAACGATACCCCGCCCCGTCTCCATACGGTTATGAGCTGGCGCACCGCTAGCTCTTTAGGGGAGGGGAGAAGCCACCCGTCGCGCACCTTCCACCCAAAAGGTACGGCACCGCCGCAGAACTTCCCTTGCGCTTTTAAGGTCTGAAGCCCTCGTTTGGTAAGCTCGCTCGTATTCCAGTGTCCGCTTTTGCCATGCGCTTTCGGGTGGCAGGTCTCGCACAACCCAACGGTTTTCCTCCCGCCTAGAACGCGGGGAACTACGTGGTGGCGATGTTTGGCGGGTCTCCCGCACTCAAAGCACGGTGTCACCCTTTAGAGGGTGCCTTACTTAGACGCTTCGAGAATGAGCATCTCGATGGTTCGGCTCATGCTTAAGTTACGCTTAAGAGCGATCTTCCTGAGCTTTTCATGGATGTCAGGCCGCATAGCAAGCATGATTCGTTTGCGTTTCTCGCCTTCCTTCGCTTTTGGTCGCGGCATCTCTAAGCTTCCTTGGTAAGTAAATCCTCACCCCGCCACGCGGTGAGCGCAGCGGGGTGAAGGGGTATTCACTTGTTATATACCGTTTCAGCCTTACCCACGACAAGCCCCTTCAGGAGCTCGTGAGGATCGCTCTCCGCGCTCTTGAGTTTGTGGCGCACGGCCCACGCCTCAAATTGTTCAAGCGGCATCTCCTTTAAAAGCTTCCACACAGAGGAATAGGTACACGACCACACGCGAGCTTTGTCGCCTTTGCTTGTCACTCGGTACACTACCCCCGACGCGTCGGCGCCTTTGGTTCTAAAGATCACTCGGTCTGATGGTTGTCTTGTCGGCATAACTTCTCCGTAGGGGCGCCCTGCGCCCCGTTAATCGTTTGTTTTGTGTGAGAGAAGAGGGGCTTTCGCCCCCCCCCCTATTTACGCTGCGATCTCGCGGAAGTGGTAGGTCGGACCTCCGCAGGTATACAGGGAGATCTCGCCGTTATCATTCAACAGCGCTGAGCCGTAGCGACCTTTGAAGTGTCGCTCTGGAACGTTCCAAAAGCCTTGCTTTGTATCATCTGGATCTGCGTGGACGTGGACCACAAGGTTGATGTCCTTTTCGTTTATGTATTCGCACTCTGAGGAATACGAATACCGAACGATCTGAAGCTTTCCGGCTTTGGCTTTCTTAAGGATGCTGTCTCGTCTCATTGTCTTTTCCATGGTTAGTCACTCCATTTTATCGGCGCCGTTCATCAGCGCCTTGTATAAATATTATATAACTAAATAGATGCAGAAACGCAAGGGAAAGATTATATAATTTTATAGGGTAGCAACTACCTGTATTAGGCCGCTTTTTTCTTGGAATTAGGGAAGGCAAGCCCTTTCGCTGGGCTCTTATCGACGCCAAAACGGCGCTTATCGTACCACTCGACCATCTGAACCGACTTATGACGGCTAAACTCCTGCACCTCACGATAGGGCGTCCCATCGGCAAGGAGCTTAGTTATGGCGGTGGCCCTTGCGGAGTGGGGCGTAAAGGCCCCTGAGAGCCCCGCAGCCTCGCACGCGCGCTTAAATATCAGGTATACCGACGCATCGTTCATCGGCCTATCCGTCTGCACCCGTCCTCCCTTGCCCGTCCACGTGACAAAGAGGGGCTCGTCCTCAGCGGCTCCGCGCTCGAGGCGCTCATCAACCAGCGCCCACATGGCCTCCGCAGCCCACTCAGGGATCGCCTGTTGATGGTCTTGCCCGTCCTTCGTGCTTCTCAAAAGGAGGTACGAGGTCCCCGCAGCGCTTCGGCACACGTCCCCTATGAGGAGCTTCACTACTTCGCTACGGCGCAACCCACCCCCAAACAACACACAGAGGATTGCTCTGTCGCGCGTCGCTCGAGGGCTCTCCTCTAACGCCTCAAGAACGCTTGGCACTTCGTCGAAATCAAGCGCCTCGGTGTCGCGCTTCCTGCCTCCCCTCGGGTTTGGCACTGGCAGCAGGTGAGGGCTAAACGGGTTCACCCCCGTATAACACCCGTGCGCGATGAGAACCTCGTAGAGCTTACGCAGGCACATAATCTTCTTTGCGATGGTAGCAGGACTATGTGCGCTTCTACCTTGCAGCGGTGCCGGCTTGCCAGCTCTTCGCGCAAGCCTATTGATCCGCGGTGTTTGTCCCCGCTGTTGCTTCAGCTGTTGCACATACGACAGCGCATGAACCGCAACCGCCTGAGCCATGAGCTCAGCGGCAACCTTTGTTCCGGCGTTCCCGCCTAGAAAGGCGCAATATTCACGAATGATAGAGACGTACGTGCGTTGCGTCGTCGGCGCCAAATGGGCGAGCCATGCGGCTACCTTAAGCCACAGAATGTGGCGTTCTGTCACGTCTCTTATTAAACCCATCCATCCCACGCGCACGATATGGGTCGGCAGACCGATATCGTGTCCTAAGAAAATGCAGCGAAAAATTCAGAACAACCAACGGCGGAAGAATCCGCAAAAATGGGTAGAAACCCCTTCTCGAAGTAGCACATACAGCCAAAATGCCGATAACGTGTATCATAGAGAGAGACACCAATATGACACTTTTAGTGGAAAAAAGCCCCCTAAAAAGCCTCACAATATGGGGGTCCTTGCTCAGTTTGGGGTCCTGTTTAGAGGCGCTCAACCAAGCCCTTCAGCTCATCCCAATAGAGGCCTTACCACCTCAAGCAGGCGCCGCCGTAGCCGCAACTGTGGGAATTACCGGCGCAATCCTGTCGATTATAGGCCGCGTCAAAGCATCAACGAAAATCAGAGTTTAGACCGTGGAAAAAAAGAAAAGGCGCGAAGGACGCCCCAGCAAGCTTGATGACGCAGAGGTTATTGAGCAGGCAGGATCACTTTGCAGGCTTTTCGGCGCAACCGACGAGCAACTAGCTGAGTTTTTTAAGGTAACTGGGGAAACTATACGAAACTGGAAAGCCCGCAAGCCGGAGTTTTTTGGGGCCTTAAAAGATTCCAAAGCAGTGGCCGACGATAAGGTCGAGCTGAGCCTGTTTAAGCGTGCGTGCGGCTACACGCGCACCGTGGAGCGGCTGGGCCCTGGGGGCGTCGTCGTCCCGTGCGTGGAAGAGATGCCGCCCGATCCGGTCTCGTGCATCTTTTGGCTTAAGAACCGCAGGCCCAAACAGTGGCGCGATAAGCAAGAGGTGGAGCAGATAAATACACAGCCGGTCACGTTGCAGTTTGTGGACGCTCCGAAGCAGGAATCGATGGCCGAATGGCTTAAGCGTAGGGGAGCAGATGACAAACCCACCTCGTGACTTTGACGACGCGCAGGTTCTATTCAAGGCAGCGCTATCCGACGCCTACAAGCTCCTAAGCTCAAGCGGCGATCCTCTTTGGCTTGAGGCCGACACCGCAACGCGCAAGCACCTTGCCCGCATGGTGGCAGAAAACAAGATGATTGCTCTGGGCTATGTTCCGTCAAGCTGGACCCATACAGGCACGTGCCGCAAGTGTGGCACCGTACCGCTTGAGGAACCCACGCAAGGGGAGCTTGTCGGCTGCCCGTGGTGCGCGGCTGGGTCAGCTCCTCACGTTTACACTTTCGTATGATAAACACATGGGCACCGCAGGCAGGACCGCAGGCCGAGGCTATCACCGCCACGTGGTGCGATGAGCTATTCTTCGGTGGCGCTCGAGGGGGAGGGAAGAGCGACTTTCTCCTTAATGACTTCGCCCAAGACATCAACCGCTATGGGAAGCACTGGCAGGGTATCTTGTTCCGTAAGAGCTACCCTGAACTGTCGGGACTGGTGCAACGCTCTCACTCCCTTTGGTCTCAGAGTGGTGCCGAGTGGAAGGAAGCGAAGCACGAGTGGCAATTTCCAAACGGTGCTATCTTGCGTTTTCGCCACCTCGAGCGAGACCTCACCGCGGGCCGGTATCAGGGGCATCAGTACCCGTGGATCGGCTTTGACGAGCTAACCAACTGGGCGAGCCCTACCGCATACGACATGCTAAAAGCGTGCCGACGCTGGGCTGATGCGGAGCTCCCGACAAAGCGGGTTCGCGCCTCTGGTAACCCTGGGGGAGCTGGGCACCAATGGGTGAAGAGCCGCTTTATTGACCCCGCACCGGCTGGCTTCCACCCCATGCAGGACGAGGAGTCGAAGTGGTGGAGGATGTTCATCCCGTCCAAGGTAAGCGACAACCGCATCCTTTTGCAGAATGACCCCAACTACATCAACACCTTGCGCGGTATCGGGTCGAAAGAACTCGTTCGAAGCTGGCTCGAGGGTGACTGGTCGGTAATCACCGGCGCTTACTTTGACACCTTTGAGACTACCCGCAACGGCAAGCCATGGCACGTAATTCCACCGTTTGAGATCCCTGAGTACTGGACCCGTTTTACCGCATACGACCACGGCTTCGCCTCCCCGTTCTGTAATCTGTGGTTCGCCGTGTCTGATGGCACGATGCCCCACATCCCCAAGAACGCTCTTGTGGTCTATCGCGAGGTTTACGGAGCGGTGGGGCCTAATGAAGGGATGCGCCTAACCATGCGCGGCATAGCTGACATGATACGGGCTCACGAGCTGCCAGATGAGAAAATAGAGTACAGGCGGGCCGACCCCTCTATCTTCAAGAACGAGGGAGGGCCCACGATCGCTGAGGAGTTTAGCCGCTTTAATGTCCATTTCCTCAAAGCCGACAACAACCGGCCCGCTGGCTGGCAGCAAGTACGCCTCCGGCTTGAAGAATATGAAGGCGCTCCGCTTCTCCAAATCTTTAGCACCTGTAAACACCTGATCAGAACTCTACCTGCGCTTCAGCACGATCCGGTGAAAGCCGAGGATCTGGACACGACGGGTGAGGACCATGCGGCCGACGCTCTGAGGTACGGGTTAATGTCTCGCCCATACTTCAGAGCTGCGCCGCGCCAACAGGAGCCTATACGCGGAATTGAGCGCGCGAGCTTAGAGGAACTTTGGAAAACACAGCCGACCAAGAAGAGAGTGTGGTAGCCAGTGGCGCTGAGCTTGTTCGTAAGCTGCAAGGGCTTGGAAAGCTCTACGACAAGGAATTCGAGAAATGGGTTACCGAGTGTAAGCGTATCACCCGCCGCTACCGCTCGGAGCGTGGCACGGGGATGGACTACGACGAGGACCCGACTGCGTGGTTCAACCTCTTTTGGGCATCCTTACAGACCGCAGCCCCCGCACTTTACGCGCGAACACCCGTCCCGCAAGTAGACCGCCGCTATAAGGACCGAGACCCCGTTGCTCGCGTAGCAGCTGAGATACTCGAGCGCGCCATCCGGTTTGAGGTTAAGAACTTTGATTTCGACGGCGCCGTTAATGCCGCCGTGCTTGACCGCCTTCTCTACGGTCGAGGCGTTGCTCGCGTGTACTACGAGCCGAAGATCGCTGTGGTGGATGGCGTAGAGGTTAAGCAGTCTGAGAGCGTGCGGATTGGCTACGTACAGCTTCAGGACTTTAAGCACTCAAGCGCCCGCACATGGGACGAGGTGACGCAGGTTCGCTTCCGTTCCTACATGTCGCGCGAGGAAGCCGCTGAGCGCTTTGGTAAAGAGAAGGCCGCAAAGCTTAAATTTACCCACGTGCCTGAGACCATGGAGGACGAGAAAACCTTCTCGAATGGGGAGCAGGGCGACTTTAAGAAGGCCGAAGTGTGGGAGGTCTGGGATAGACCAACCCGCATGGTTATCTGGGTGAGCGATGAGCTAAAAGACGAGCCGCTTGATATGCTGCCCGATCCGCTTGGCCTCGAGGGCTTTTTCCCGATACCAAAGCCCCTCTACGGTACCATCACAAACGACAGCCTGATCCCCGTACCCGACGCTCGCCAATGCAAGAAGCTCTACAACCTTCTCGACGACATCGAAGCCAAGATCGGAGCCCTTACTACTGACCTTCGCGTGGCTGGCCTCTACGACGCATCGATGGAGGAGATCCCACGCATTGTTCAGGGTGGGGATAAGCTTGTGCCCGTGCGCAATTACGCAGCCCTTAAAGCTCAAGGCGGGCTTGTGCAGGCGATAGAGTGGTGGCCCCTTGATCAGGTGGTTGGTGCCTTGCAGGTGCTTTACCAACAAAAGGAACAGACCAAGTCAGACATCTACGAGATCACCGGCTGGGCCGACATTATGCGGGGCACGACGGACCCCAACGAGACGGCAGCCGCGCAGCAACTCAAGGGCCGGTTTGCTTCTATCCGTCTCACTAACTCACAGAACGACGTGCAAAGGTTTTGCCGTGACCTCATCGCCTTAATGGGGGAGATCATCGCTGAGCTGTTTGAGCCCGCGCAGCTCCTCGCTATGACGGGGCCGGAATTTGTCCCTGGGGCGAGCCCCGAGGAGAAACAACAGAACTATCTGACGGCTGTGGAGCTTCTACGACAGGAGCCGACCCGCCGTTTCCGTATTGAGATCGAGACGGACAGCACCCTCGCCATGAATGAGGCGCTAGATCAGCAATCGCGTACCGACTTTATGCAAAGCCTTGTTGGGGCGTTGCAGACCATGGGCCCGCTTATGGAGCAGATGCCGGCGTTTGTGCCGGTACTTGGCGAGGCCCTCGGCTTCGTCGCGCGCACCTACAAAGCAGGCCGTGGGCTTGAGGGAACCGTCGAGCAGGCCGTGGAGTCTACCAAGGAGATGATAGCGAAGAAGAGCGAAAGCCCAACGCCACCAGATCCGAAGATGGTGGAGCTTGAGGGCAAGATGAAGTTGGAGCAGTTCAAGGCTGAGCAGCAAATGAACATCTTCCAAGTGAAAGCAGAGCAAGATATGGCCATTGGTCAGCAGAAGGCTCAGCTTGAGTTTGAGAAGGCGCAGCTTAAATCGGTGCAAGAGCTTGAGGAGACCCGCAACGCTATCGCTCTTGAGCGTGCTCGGCTCGATGCGGATATCCGCGTACAAGAGGCTCAGGCCAACGCTGATATCGCTTTGAAGAGTATGCAGCTCAGAATGGACGCCGCTATCGCCGCGCGCAAGGAAGCGCTCAAGAGGTCTGGCCTCGAGGATGACGACGACAAGAAAGAGCAGGAGCCTCCTAAGCGCAAGAAGCGGAAGGTTATTCCGCGCGTTGACGACATGGGGCAGCGCTACTTTGAGGTAGAGGACATTGAGGAGCTCAACGAGCCCCAACAAACTGAACAGGGTGAGGTAATTTAATTATGACCAACGCATTATACCCAAAAGCGAAAGAGAAGTTTCTCAACTCCTTGATCGATATGCCGACGGACACCGTCAAGATTGCGCTTATCGACACCGGTGTTTATACCTACAGTGCAAGCGATGAGTTTTTTTCCTCGGCCTCCGCAGCCGTAATCGGTACAGCGGTAACGCTTACCACAAAGAGCATCACAAACGGAGTGTTTGACGCAGCCGACGTAACGTTTACCTCCGTGGCTGGGGCTTCGGTCGAGGCGCTTATCATTTATAAGGATACCGGAACGGCAAGCACCTCTCCGCTTATCCTCTACATCGACGTAGCGGCAAGCGGGCTACCTGTAACGCCCAACGGTAATAATATCGACGTGCAGTTTAACGCTTCTGGGATATTTGCTCC